GTTCGCTCGGAGTTCAACACACATAATCCTGCCATTTGTCAGGCATATTTTTTGCCACTACCTAACCAAAACCTCACCATTGGAAAAGTTCGATACCTTACCAAAACCTTACCGTTCTATGGTTCTAAAAAATCCTGTACCTTAGTAAAACCTTAGTATTTTTAAATACACAACCTTATACTAATCTTATACTCTTTACATATGTAACCTAACCCTTACCTCACCCTTGCTGAGTATATTTTTTCTTGAATCTTATAGCCAAAAAGGGGATTGCTCCCCTCTGCACACTCGATTAAAGTATTGCGTCCATGTTGTCGTCTAGGTAATCAGATTCTAAGAAAGTTATAGCTCCCTCAACTCTCTGCATTACAAATCCATGATCAGACATCAATCTCTCATAATTCAGCTCATCGACTGCTCTAGCAAACTTATTCAACAAGTCTTTTGTCCGATTGCTATTGTCCGCTGGGATATATTGCGCTAACTCTGCACTGTTTGGGTTGCCATTACCAAAAATACCTCCTAAAGCATTTCTGAAAAGTTCTAAAGTTGTGCGATCGTCTTTGTAATGGTCTATTAGTGCTTTTCCAGTGGATACGGCCAAAGCACCACTTTCAAAAAGTTTTACGGCATTTTGCACTGCTACTTGGTAACCAGAATCAGTCAAAGCTTTTACTTCCGCTTCGGCTCTCTTAGCCTCTTTATCTGGTAGTAGGTTGTCTGCAATTTTCTTCAGATCGTCATAATAACCAGCATACCAAGCTTCGTATTTGAATTTAAGGGTTTCAAGTTCATTTTCTTTCCCCTCTGCACTTAAAAATTGATTATTCTGTATTTCTTCGATTTTTCCATATAAGTTTGAAATAGCACCTTTCAATGCTAACATCTTAGTAATAATTGTTTTCTTGTTCATTCTTTTTCCTCTTTCTAATTCTTTCAATCGTTTACAAGTATCGTCATGCTACGGTATCCCATTTTTAAAACTGTTTTTTTTGCTCGTATCAATCCATAAAGATTTTTGTATCATATCCACTCCTAACACCAAAACAAAAAGGACACCGAAAAAGCTAAATAGCTTAATCAGCGCCCTCGGTTGTTCCGATAGACTCTATTTTTTTGTTTCACTTCGTTGCAAGTATGAAAATCTTCCATCTTGAAAATGCAAGGACACACTCCCAAAGGTTGGGGGAGCTTCTGCCTCTATTTTACCATTTTTCTGATACAAAACAAAGCCTCGATCAAGTAAATCTTTAAGCTGTTCTGTCTTTTGTATCATACTAAGCCTCCTCTCCCTCTGTATCCTGTTCATAGTAATTAGCAAAACCTAAACAAATACGTTTCAGGGCTTCCCCTATTGCTGTTCTACCTTGATAATCTACTGTGATAGTCCCATCTCCACTAATAGTTGTTTCTGTTACTGGACTTTCTCCAGTGCCCATGAAATAACCATGAATGGCAATACTTGCCACATCAGCTATTTTGTTTGCCTTTGCATGTTCAGTATTTTCAAATTTATAACTGAAACGGTGTTTTTCTTTGTAGTTTGTCATTTTGATTACTCCTTTACTTGAAATATATGAATTTATTGTAATCTCATTAGCCCTAAAGCGTTGAAATAACCGACATTTTCAACTATTCAACGCTTTTTACTACCCTTTTTAGTGCACTTTAGCCTTTAAGCTACTGATTGAGTATCGCTTATCCTTGATTGTGAATGACTTGAAAAAGTTACCCTCTAGGCCAGTTCTAACACGGCTGGCCACTCGATCACTGTACAAGCTAGCAATCTCTGAGCTGCTTAGATTTGTAGTAATAATAGTCTTGTCTCGGTTACTGAGAATATCAAAAATAAACTCTTCTTCCCAGACTGATTTACCTTTACTACTAGCATTGTCTGACTTTATTCCTAGATCATCAAGTACCAGGTAATCAACCTCTTTCAGCATTCTTGAGTAGTGTCCCTCTAGACTAGTAGAGTTAAAGCTCTCTCGAACTCGTCTAAGGATTTCGGTTAGATTGATAAATAGCACGCTCTTAGGCTCTCCTTTGGCCTTGTAGCCCTCGTTTATAGCCTTAGCAATAGCTACGCTTAAATGACTCTTTCCTATCCCTGTAGATCCTGTAAATAGGGTATTTCCTGCCATGCCGTCCAAGTATTTCTCTACTTGCCCTTTTGAAAACTCTAGTAATTGCTTTTCCTCGGCTGTCTTAGCTATGAAATTCTCAAAGCTAGCCTCTTTTAACTCTCTAGGGATCGTACTGTCCCGCATAAGCACATTATAGGTTTTTAGGTATGTCTCAGCATTCAAGCTATTATCTACTCCCTCCCTATCCTGCCTTTCTATTAGTTCCTTTGTGCATTCAGGACAAAACTCTTGTATACTTCGTTCCTTACTGCCCCTTTTAGGTGTAGATATTTGCCAATAATTGACCTTATGAACCTCACATACCTTTTCACTAATTTTTCTGTTGTTATATTGCTCAAATTTATTTTCCATTGCTCACCCTCCTAGAATGGGTTTTCCTCTGTTCGTGTTTTTAGCCATTCCTCACGGCTAATAGGTTCAGCCTGTTTAGATGACTGTTTCAGTTTTTGCCTTTGTTCTTCATGCTGCTTAACTTGCTCTACTGTTTTAAGTCCCAGCCCTTGCCAATTTGAAAGAATTGACCTGGTATATCTAATTGACTTACCAGCGTTTAGGATAGTTACCTCAAGAGCATAGATTACTAACTCTTGGCCATGGCTCTCTAGCAAGTCTCTCACTTCTTCCACCATTGTCCCATTGACTGACATTTGACCAAAAGCTGACTTTAATTTTTCAAAGATTGGATTTTCATGCTCATCCTCGTCATTCTGACTTGACCTAGATTGACTTAGATTATCTTGACTTGACTTATATTGACTTATATTCTGCTGTCCCATGTCTGCCCTTTGGTTGTCCCTTGGTTGTCCCACCTTTTCAGGAGGTTTTTTAGGCCTATCTACACGCTGCCTAGGCTCAGTAAGTTCAATATCTGGGACTACTTCCCTGAGTAAATCCGCATAAACTGAATTGACCTTTCTATCAGCACGAACTTTATTCTGCTCATGAAAATCCACAATAAAATATACCATTTCATCATTCAGCGGTCTGATAAAATCCTTGACTATCAAAAGTCCTAGGCTATCCTCACTAACCCCTATCATTCTAACAACAGGGAAAGCCTCTACTACTCCATCATCATCTGAGTTTTGAATTAAATGAAAATATAGAGCCTGTGCCTCTAATGGTAGCCGCAAAAATCTCTGAGTTTGGGTTACTGTCTTACTTATCATTCTACGATTTCCCATTTTTCTTCCGTTGCACCTCCTTGTTAATTCCCCTGATGATGTCATAATAAGAGTGACCAGCAGGAATGACATAGCCCTCTGTTTCAAATTCCACCCATTGCTCCACACCGTCCACAATTACCTTGCGTAGATTTGTGATGGTGGGTGTCCATTGTTCTTTTTTCTTTGTCATTATTCCCCCCCTAATCTACTGCAAGAAAATTGTATATATCGGTCTTGCGGTAATAAATCTTCTTACTGTTCTCAAAAGGCGACTGATAAGGTTTTAAGCCGTGTTTTTCCCAATTATTCAACGTTGTGCCACTGATCCCTAGCTTATTTAGTAGATCGGCTCTAGCAATTAAGTCCCAGCCGTCATTATGCTGCTTTTCAAGCTCAAGCCTTTTCTCTAAGTGATCTCCCACTTTCTCCAGTAGCTCAAGTTCTGCCTCTCTTGATAATAGTTGCATATTACACCCCTTTTCTAATTGTTCCGCTTGCCTGCAAGCTGAATATAACGCCCATAGCAAGGGTTTAATTCCTCTCTTGGTGTTTCTATCATCTGTTGGTTTTCTCGCTCCCTTTGGGCGCTTTTTTGGCGGTCTCGGTGGTTTAGATAAAGTAGCCAGCCAACCAGTACCACCATGAAGATTACCGATTGTGTATTGGTTAAATCTAATTCGTTCATGTTAACCCTCCTCATGAATCATCATGCCACGGGTGTACTCAATCGAACTTGTCCATAAGTCCAAGAGATTCTTTTTACCTCGTTTTTTCTTGGCAATATCAACTGCCAAAAGTTCCCATACATAATTTAATAATTGACTTTGATCCATAGGATAGTCATTCTCTTTAGTTATTTCCGCTAGATAAGCGTTTAAGAAAAGAAATCCATCAAATCTAGAAACTCGTTTTATAAAATCAGTGTTACCCCAATAATTTCCATAAAATGACCGTTCTTTTTGCTCTAGTTCTCCTATTACTTCAGCAACTACTCTCTGTTTCATCCTTTCCGTCTGTTCCTTAAGCGTTTGCTGTTGTTCATGGTATTCTGTGCTGGTCAGTTCATTATAAACATCATCCAAGTCATCCAATACCCTACTGATTGCTCTTTTAGCTATGATATTTCTAACCCCTGTAAGACTTCCGTGTATTTCTTCTAAATCTGTTGAAACAGCTTCTAATTTATCTGCTAACATGTTTTTTACCTCTGTTTCTATGTTTGTGTAATTGCCCTGATGGGCTTGTTAATGTCTTTCCTGTAATTGCTCATATCCTCACGCTCAGACTCGCCAATATTTGAAAGCGTGAGAAAGAACCAGTTTAAAGAGTTAGTGCTCTCTCGTTTGGGCACAAATCACTATTTTGTGATATAATTAAATAAATACCTAACTAAATCCCATACTTGCTATTTTGGTTTTAGTTGTTTGAGTGAAAAGCCTTGCTGATTTGGTCGTCGGTTTAGGCTTTTTTTGTTGATCAGATTTCTTTTAGTGAAAGGTAGTAAGAAATCTTATAAATCTTCTACTAGCCAGTTCATAACTGCCTCATAGATACGCTTTGGAGCGTCATAGTCTCCATTTTCAACTTTGGTATAGGTTTGTGGTTTAATCCCTAATTCCTCAGCTACAGCCTTCTTAGTCTGCTGAGCTTTGGCACGTTTAACACGTACCTTTTCAGCTAACTCATT